GACAATCATCCCCAATAGCTTCATTGAAGAAGCTCAACAGGTCCTCACCCGTTACACAAGTGGAGTCCCCATTGTTGCTCGAACCCTTACCCTGGAAGAAGCTCTTTCGGGTGAAGGTATTGAAGGATTGGAACCCATCGAACTCTCGACCTCAGCAGGACTACCACTCTGTTTAGAACCGGGAGCAATGGGAAAGAAAAAGTGGATCAACGACGACAGAACACCCAAACCAGAATTTGTTCAAATGATGAAAGAGTTCATTGAACAGATCAAGTCAGGGGAGCTAAGTTCCATTCCGATTTTCAAGGAGACTCTCAAAGACGAAAGAGTAAAGAAAGCAAAAGCTGACATCAACGACCCCGCAAAGATCAAGACACGGCTATTCTCCGCTTCTCCTCTCGTTCTTCTTGTTGCTCTTCGAATGTACTACGGAGCCTTCATGGCACACGCAGTTCGCAACGAAATCAGGAACACCTGCACCTCCGGCGCCAACCCACACGGCCCCGACTGGCACATGATTGCTGATTGGCTCCACGAAGTTTCAACCGAAGTCGACGATGGGGACTACTCATGCTTTGACACCAGCCAACCGAGTGGTCTCCTCATCGCAGTTTACACTTCAATCCGAAGTTGGTACAAGCGAAACGGAGGCAACGAGGAGGACGACATTATCCGGGACAGACTCGCTGAATTATGTTACCACCCTTACAGGTCCGCACGAGGAGTTGTTTACCGAACCAACGGCTCACTCCCTTCCGGAATGTTTGGCACCACCCAAATTAATTCAGGCTCCAACTTGGTTGCGTTCTTCTACGCCTTCCGTGTCCTATTCCCAGAATCAACAGCAGAAGACTTTCTGAACAATGTTCGTACTGTTTCCCACGGCGACGACGTATTGTTTTCAGTTTCTCAAGAGTTCAAGGAATTCACTTCGGAGAACATCGGCAAAGCACTCAAACACATCGGAATGACATTCACACCAGCAGACAAATCAGGCGTTGCATCAAAAGCACGGCCCATTGAGCAAACAACCTTCCTAAAGAGAGGCTTCAAACCCATTTGTGGGATTTACAGAGCTCCTCTCGACGTGAACAGCTCTCTGGAGATGTGCAACTGGATTACCAAATCGGCCGATCCAGTTCAAGCC